TTTTTTAATGGCGAGTTGCTTTGGCCTGAATTAGTCCATGCCTTTAGTGAAGACTGCATCCAGTTCAGGGGCGAAGTCATTGATGTGAGTGCGTTTTAGTCCCTATAGGGGCAATTTAGGATAAAACTATATGAGTGCTTGGTTAATTGTTCTTACGGGGGCAATCTACGCATATATTGCGGTGGAACAGTTGCTAAAGGGGAACCCGTATATGGCCATCGTATACGGCGGCTACGCATTCAGTAATGTGGGGCTTTACCTGATTACCAAGTAAGCCCCATCCTTAATTACTTGTCAGACTCAGAACCTTCAAGTTCTTCTTCTGTGTCTTCATCTTCAAAATCAAAATCTTCATCTTCCTCATCACCGCACCAGCCGGTCTCTTCTTGACGATTGATGAATTCTTGCAAGATAGCAATCTTTTCAAAATCAAAGGTCGTGATGATAATGCTCTCATTGCCAGTCCAGCCAAATTCCATTTCAAATTTCATAATCAGCCCCTAGTGTTAAAGCAGCCACAGCGACTGCAAATCCATCTTAATGAAGTTTTATGACAAAAAAAAGGCCACCCGAAGGTGACCTTTTAGATCCGGAATTAACCGGTTAGGCGCCGGCAGAACCGAACATGCCCAAGGGATCAGACCAGCCAAAAGAATAACGCTCGCGAGACTTGTAACGAACGTTACCAGTATCAAAGTCGCCGTCCATAGACTGCTGCAAGGGTGTACGCACAAAGTGCTTCATGCCGTTAGGGACATCGGTGGTCAAGAACCAGCCGTTTGTGTCGGTCAAGAAGTGGTTAATGGTGTAGCCTTCAGCCACAGAACCATTGTTCTTCAATGCGTTGATGTCGTTGTCGGTTGTACCAACACGCAATTCAGTTTCGAGCAAACGAGTTGCAACGAACTGGAGTGATGGAGGAACAATTAATTTCTTGGGCTTAGAAGCGATCAACAAGCCACGCTCATCTGTCCACAAGCTAATCTGAATAACGGCGGCTTCCAAAGAAGTCTCGTTCAAGTCAGCAGGGGTAGAAGGAATGTTGCTGTTAGTAGCACCAGACACCAAGGGGTGGGCAGAGTTAAACAAAGAAACGCCGTCACCACCAGGATAAGCGCTAGAGAAGCCATTGTTCAAAACAGCGGCAGCTTTAACTTGCTTAGTGTAAGCCATAGCGCGGGCCAAAGCTTTTGTATAACGTGCAGACAAAGAGTCATACAAGTTATCTTCAATAGCTTCTTCAGTCAAGCTGAAGCCCAGAGCGATAGTCTCGTGGTTGTAACGTGCAGTCCATGCTTCTTGTGCATTGTCATAAGCGATGGCAGAGCCCTCGTTCTTAACAGGTGCAGCAGAGAAACCAGACAGTTTTGTCTCTTCTTCAAAAGAACGCTCAGAAGTCTCTGTTTCGTAGATCTCTTTGTGCTCTTCGCCGTAACGTGCATACTCAAGACCGAACAATGCGTTCAGGCCGGGGAGCAGCTCTTTCAATAGTTGTGCGCGTGAAATAGCCATGATTTAAGCTCCTTAAGCAATGCTAGTGCCAGCATAGTACTGATGCTGACCAAAGTTAATCTTGACCAAAATCTCTGGGTACTGCATCAACACAATAGTAGTGTTCAATGTAGCAACGGGAGCTTGATTCAAAATAAACGATGTAGCACCGGCGGCTGCGGCGGTGTCAACGAAAGAACCCGCAGAAACATAGTTTCCGTTTGAGTCCAACGAACCAACGTCTGTACCAACAGGTAACGCAAACGGCAGGGCCGAACAAGTTACAGTAGCGGTAGAAATGCTGGAGTACGTCACAGTTCCAAGCGAAACAGCCGTATCAGGCACCAATCCAAGCACGCGAACGGGCAAAGATGATGTAGTAGCGGGGGTATCGCTAGGTGCAAGAATAGCATTCTTAGAATTGCCAGTTGCAGTGCTACCTGTGTTGTTAATCATGGCCAAATTTTGACCAATCATAGCGCGAGCGCCAGAAGCAACAGCGGTAGTAGCAGAACAAACAACACCCTTGAACACTTGGTCAGGATCGTCAGCAACAATAGCTACTGCATCACCAGCCGCAGTAGATGCGGGCCAGTATTGCGCGAAGGTCAACTGTTTAGTGACGGGGTTTGTATAACGGCATCCTAAAAAGATACCTGTTTGATTGCCTGCTGTGCCAGTAGACACAGACAGGCGCACGATTTCACCACGAGACAAACCTACGTAATCACCGTAGAAAATGTTTGTAGAGTAACCGTTAGTGATCGGATATTCACGAGTAGAACCCGCAAATACCTGACCTCCGATCAAATTGACCGGTTTTAGGCCGTAAGGGGCCGAGATAACGGGATAAGCCATTTAAGACTCCTATAAAAAATTTAAGTACCTTTGCCAAAGCTTGACGAAGACTTACGCTCTTGGAAAAGAGGCATCCTCGCGTCACTTTGACGCATGAAACTGTTATCTACAGCGTCCGTCTGAGCTTGTGTTTGTTTAGCGAAGTGTTGGTTACGCTGTTCCACAAAATCAGATGGAGTCTTGCAAAGCAATAATCCGCCAATCTCAATGTTGTCTTTAAAACGACTATTGGGATCAGCTAACAGTTGAAATTTGGGTTGCTCCTCAATGGTAACGGGTTCCCAACCTTCACGGAGTTTGGCCGATAGGTTGCGGGGATCTGCCGCATTTAATGTTGAGATGCGAATCCAGCGATAGTTGTAACCTGGCTGTTTGTCTGGCTCAGGCAACATTTCAGGAAGCGCCCACTGTTTAGGACGCTCTTGTACCGCACGTGTTTGTAATTCTCTTGTCAATTTACTTTCAGCCATTCTGGGCCTCCACTTTCAGGAATTCCTTAACATATTGTTCAGGTGTTATTCCTAGTTTTTTAATCGTATTCAACTGGCTCTGCTTAAGCTTCACCTTGTTTGGAGATGTGCTACGAGCTACCGGGGCTACCACTGTGCTAGGTTTTGGTCTAGCATCAGCTTTAGCCGTTGATTCATTCGATGTCCTTTGGAAAACCTCTGGAAATCTTTGCCGAACTGTTTTGTCCAATTCAGAATAATATTCGTCCGAGCCGACTGGAACGCCAGAATCCTTTAGGTCTTCGTGAACACCCAAAGCATAAGCTGTCATCCCCTTGTTTTGACCAAACCAGCGATTGCGGGCTTGCCAATCTTCAGCCTTGTTGTCAGGCCTGGGAACAGGTTGTCGTTGCTCTTGACGCGGTTGTACTTCATATTGCTCCTCTTGTAAAGGGGGCATCTTAAAGTTTTTAATCTGGATTAACTTGTAATTGACATTTTGCAAAGCCTGCTGGGCTTCAATCATCTTGTCAGTATCGCCAGAATCATATGCCTCGCGGTATGCGCGCTTGGCCATCTCCAACTCCATGTTGGCGGCATTCTGAACTGTAGCAATATATTCTTTTTCACCATTTGTAAGAATAGTCTTGATACGTTTGTTTTCTTGCAACACACGCTGAGCAAGATTCAAAGCCTCTTGCTGTTCACGTAAAGCTGATTCTTTCTCTCGGCGCTCATCATGCCAAACTTTACGCATTTGCTTAAGCTTAGTCTTGACTTCATCGTCATACTTATCTAGCTCATCCTTTTCCAACTCCTCAACAAGAGGCTTTGGCATAGGTTCGCGACCACGATCCTGAGCAGGCGTATCGTCTTCAATTTCAATCTCAAACTCAGGCTCCTTAGACTCAGATTTATCTTTGTTGTCTACAGCTTCGTCTGGAAATTTAAATTCGTCTTTTTCAAATTCAGGCATTTTGTGCTCCTTTATTTGCGTTTAATACCGCGAGGATCGTCTACGACGGCCTCAACAGTATCGTCATTGATGATACGAAACTCGCGGCCATGTATAACCAGGCGAGATCCAGAATGTGGGCGAACCAAGATGAAATCACCTTGCTTGCACCATGGACCGGTTGGAAATTTAACCGGATCTTTGTAGCAGTCTGGCCCCAAATCAACAACAAAAAGAACGGTTGTGAGCGTCTCTTCATTGCGCATGGTTTCATCAGCTTTGATTAAACCAACTTCACTATCTTCAAATTGCTTTTCCGCTTCCGGAATTGCGCAAAGAATACGATAGCCAGATGGCTTAGGTAGTTGTTTTCCTTTTTCCTCTGCGGTTGCAGCAAAGTTATAGGCTCCGACAACTTGCGGGTTGCTGGCGTCTGTAGCCAACAGGATGGAACTAGTCATCCATTTTCTCCATGGTTTGTTGCAGGTCTAGTGCATATCCCCTTACAGTGAGCAGACCCTTGATCTCACCGCAGAGTTTCTTGTACTCCTCATAAGACTCAGCCCTACCTTCAGATAGGTAGTCTTTAAGTTGAGCAACCTTTTCGTCGGATTGCTTTACCAGTACATCAATTACATCCATCATTCTTCCTTAGTTTGTTGAGAAGTTTGATTATTCATGCCGCGCTCTTGACTTGTTTTAGCTTGGTGTGTGCTTGACAAGTGAGTCAAAACCTCAACACCTTTATCAAGCAAGTGAGATTGTTTAGCATTCTTCATTTGAGCAACAGATCTCATGGCATCTATCTTCTGACGCTGCGCCTCAAGCTGTAACTGCTCTTGCTTAAGCTGAGCATCTGTTTGATCCTTAGCCACTTTGCGCTGCAAGTCACCTTGTTTAATCTGCAACTCTTGTTGTTGCAATTGAACCATTGGATCTTGTGCTTGCTGTTGTGCCTGCTGCTGAGCCGCCTGCTGTTGATTACTTGCCAATAAACGCTGTGAAGCTTGTGCCAACAACGGAGCCAAGCGAGCTTCAACTTCAGGATCCATATTGATATCTTCGCCGGCCTCATCTTTCTGTGGTGGCAAGCTCATACCAAGCTGCAATTCAATCTGCTTACGATACTCAAATCCTAAGTGCTCGTTAATGTGCGCCATCATTGCTGACTGCAACTGCTGAGCCATAGGATTATTCTGGAGCAACTGCATGATCTTTGGATCTTGCATCGCTGACATATGGACCATGATATGAGCCTGGTGGTCTTGATACATAAATGCCTTGACCGGCTTCATCATCAACACGTTCTGGTTTTCTGACACTGGATCAGTAGGCTTCTGGTCTTCTTCCATCGGCACAAGCTTAGCCGCATCTTTAATACCTAACACATCTAACATCTGACGATGCAGTAAAGGCATGTTGTACAGCTGGGGTGATTGCTGTGCCAACTGCATAACTGCTTGATACTGAACAATCTTCTGCGCCATAGTAGACGCGTTAGGATCGCTAACAGGTATCACATCCACATTGTCGTAGTCGCTGCGTTTAGCTTTACGCGAACCTTCAGTAGGCTCGTAGTCGTAATCTTCTGGTGTGTACGCAGCAATGATGCTTTTTAAGAGTTTTAACTCTTGCTTCATTGAGTAGTGAATACGCGCTTGCACAGCGCTCATCACTTTAAGCGTTCTCTCCAAAATAGCCAGTGTTGTACCGACAGGAGAGTTAGCAGACATATCACTAATCTGAAGATCAGCAGTATTAGCAAAACGGCGACCTTCATCGACGATCTGACCCAGCAAAGCCATCAATGTCTGGCTAGGCTCTTTATATGGCAGTGGCAACAAGTTATCACGTATCGTGCCACTAGGCACATCCACATCTCTCCACTCGCCCGGAGCAATAGGTGTATCGTCTCCCTTTACACGTAATCCACGAGCTTTAAAGCCACCGGGCAAATTACTTAGTGTGCCAGCATCAACCAACTGACGAATAAGAGAAGTGCCGGACTTAGCAAAAGCACCAATAAGGTGAATGAGCCCAAAATAGTAAAAACCAAATCCCGGCACGTATCCATAATGGACGTAATGTTGGCGTTTCTGATAAGTTTCATCGTCAGGCTCCCAGTTGCGGCGTACTGCTAAAACTTTGTTAGAACCCTTTTCTAACGTAATAATATAAGGAAGCTTAATGCCAGTCTCTTCACCATCCACCTCATGCTCATAGCCAGGCAGATCTAAATCAACACTCATCTCAAGAAGTTTATAGCGGTTATCCGACGTAGCTCTAAAGCCCATCTTCTCAGCTATCTTCTTCTCTACTTCATCTAGAACATTATCTGGCTCACCTAGATCTATATCACGATAAAAGCCAGCTACTTGTAATCTGCGAAGCTCGTTCTCAGTCTTACGCATCACGTGTGTTACACGCTCAGCCGTCTCTAAATCACTTGCTCCATAAGGAACTACTAAATCCTCAGCCGGCACAAACCTAGATACTTGCCGGTCCATGTGAGGATCAAAGTAAACTTTCTTAAAAGCATTGCCAGCCAAACCTAAACCCCACAACATCCTCTCATGCTCAGGACGGAATTCAGTCATCACATCCGTCAACTGATAATTCATATCATCAGCTACACGAGTGGCCGAAGCTTTTTTATCTGGAGTTTCTTTACCAATGATCTGGGTCTTTACTGGACCAGCGGCAGGGAATGTAGCCATCATTGTTTCGGCTTGAAACTTAACCAGAGCCTCAGACAATAGCGGGTGATACACACCACACGCACCCTCCCATGGCTCAGTTCTTTCCTCAATCTTCATCCCCAGAAGTTCAAGGCCGTCTACATAGGTCTGCATCCAATCCTTGCGACTGGCAATGTCATCATCAAAGTCACCAGAGAGCTCACTAGCCAACTCTTGTAAAACACTCTCATCTAAATACTCTGCCAAGTTGGCATCAAATTCTTCTCCGCCCTCTACAGTTTCTGAGCCAATATCAATTTCCAACTCAGCAACGTCAGGCACAATCTCAATTTCAATCATCGGCTCTTCCGACAAAGCATCAAGTCCCTGAGGCGCCTGGTAAAGTGACTTTTCAATAGCCATATGTATCCTTAATAATATGCAACCTTACGGCGGTAAACCTGCTCTTCAGTCTCATCAGTATTTAACCTCAAAAAACCGCCCTGTCTAAATCTTATCAACGCTTGTGTGCTCGAATCCACCAAGTCATCGTGCGCCGCATTCGGAAAAGCAGCCATCTGCTCAATCAATTCATGCGCCCACCTAGTGTCCGGAGCCCATACTTTACCCGACCTAAAGAGATCCGTCACGGAATTTATACGAACAAACTTATCATTTCCACGAACTGGCGTATATTCCTGCACAGGAACACCCATTCTCCTCATCTCAAAGATCAACGGAGATCCAGCCGCCTTAGCCTCAATAATACAAGTATCCGGCTCCCAAATGTTATACATCTCAAAAGCTTTTTCCTTCAACTCAGGAAATTCCAACCTCTCCTGATACGCCTCTAGCAATATAACATTCACATTCTTAGGATCTTCATCCATGTGGAACACTCCCCACACAGTACAAGCCGAATAGTCACTCCTCTCAGACTTCGTAAAAGCCGTATCCCAGCTCTGTATCACATACTCACACGCCGGAGGTCTATCTCTCTCCCATATCTTCCACCACTCCCTCTTAACCAACGCACCTTCTTCGCCAGTTGGCTTCTGTTGGTACTGCGCATTCCACTTCGATACTGGTAATTCCTCTTTCAACGCCTCCAACTCATCAATAGACCAAAATTCAGGCCATAAAGGATTACCACTGGGCATAATCGCAGGCAATTCAATCAATTCCCACTCCTCACCCTTCTCCCTTTTCATTGCATCCTGCAATACTCGACCCGTTAAGTCAGCCTCACCCCACCTGGTCATCACAATCACAATCGCACCACCCGGCTGAAGACGCTGCCTAGGTCCAGATGTATACCACTCATACACTTTTTGGTAAATCTCCGGATTTCCAGCCGCTAAAGCAGCCTCTTGCTCACTGTGCGGATCGTCAATAATCAATAAATCAGCACCCTTACCCGTCACAGTACCCCCTACCCCAATAGCAAAGTACTCTCCATTCTTATTCGTAGCCCACCGGCCAGCAGCTTTACTATCTTGCCTCAGTTTTACACCCGGAAATACACTCGCATACTGCTCAGAATCCACCAAATTCCTCACCTTACGACCAAAACCCACAGCCAAATCAGCCGTATTCGAGCACTGAATCACCTTCTTATCCGGATTCTTCCCCAAAAACCAAGACGGCAACAAATAACTCGCAAACTCAGACTTAGTATGCCTAGGCGGCATGTTAATAATCACCCTCTTTATCTCACCCTTAGCTATAGCCTCAAACTTTTTAGCCATCAAAGCATGGTGCCGGCCATGTACAAACCCAGGCCACATCATCTTCACATACTCCATAAAGCTAATCTGCGCCCTCTCCCTATCTACAGCCTCCTGATATACCTTAATCTCCTCCACCAACTTCTCATACAAAGCCGGATCTAAATTCTCTAACAGCTTCTCCAAATCATCAGACTTATTAACCGCTTTCATTCAATATCCCTAAAGTTAATATACACAGGACGAATACTCCTCCTGCCAGCCACCCTCTTTATTACCCCCAACTTCACCAACCTATCCACAATATCCTTCGTGTTCCCTATCCCAGTCTTACCCCTAACCTCAGCAATCTGCCTCAACGTAGGAGAACACCCATACTTCTTCCACCACTCATCCACAATGATAAATACATCCTTCTGAACCGGACTCATACTCTTCTCCATACACTCTTCATAACTCATCTCCCTTCGACGAATCATCTTCCTGTTAATCACAACACCCTTAATCTTCGCTTCTATCATATCTGCCTATTTTTTAAGCAATGGTAACGCTTACCATTGGGGTGGGTAAACCCTATGTTTTGAGTTTTAAAAATATATATACCCCACCCCTATTTCGCCTGAAACGATGACGGGGGGTCTTCCTGTAATTCACTCTCCAAATCGCTATCCTGAAATGAAGTACCCCTATCCAGTTTTTCTGGTGACACTTCGAGTGGAATACTATGTAGGTCAGAGGAGGGACTCCTAGTTGGCATTTTGGGGGGTGGGGGGTCGTCCTCGGCAGCCTGGTCGATCGCCAACGGGGGCGGGTCAAGCTCTGCCAACAAAGAATCGGCGTCCTTCACCGCAACATCGCTCGCATTGCCATGCACTAGAGTGCGAAGCTTGTGCAGTAACTGGGTGCGAGCTTGGTCGCTCGATGTAATGGTGGTGATTTGTTTGCGTTCGGTAAAGGCCGCAACCTCTGTAACTGTCCCGAGTACCTTCGCCGCCGCGGTTATTTGTCCGGCTTTGCTTTCCGGATCCGTGATGACCTTGACAAGCGAATGAATGACGAGGGAGCGCAAATGTTCGGGCGTATGGTATGCCCTTGCACTTTCCGCCAGTCTAATAGCTTCTATTTCCCTTTGAATGCCTTTATGCTTTTTTAGGGCACTT